AACAGATCCACAACCATATCACATAGAGGCAATGACAGTTACTCCGAGATGGTCAACGGTTATTGGAGGTACAGATACAGGAAATGAGCAGCGTAGAGCAAAGCAGCTATTTCCTGTATATGATGTAAAGCTTATATATAAGAATATTGTGTCTAATAAATTTCAGACGCTATGGTCATTCTTTATGGCCCGTAAAGGTGCATATGAAGCGTTTTATATTTATGATATTGATCTACTGTCTCACGAAGCGCAGTACTGCGGAGTTGGTGATGGTGAGACTTTGATATTTGATATACCAGGTGTTTCAACTTCTGCACAGAAAATCTATGTAAATGGAATTGAGCAGGAGTCCGGTATTACGTTATTGATAGGTGGGGGTAGTTCTAATAGCGATCGGGTTCAATTTGCTGTTGCTCGTACTGCTGGGAGTGTGGTTAGTTGTGATTTTACAGGATTTCTTAGAATCAGAGCCAGATTCGCAAATGATACTATGGATAAGAATCTGTTTTATAAATCGATGTATGAAACTGGTATTGAGCTTACAGGATTGAGGGAGACATAAATGAAAGTTTTCAGTGCAGAAATCCTTGCTGAACTTTTAAAAGAGGTTGCAACGATATTCTGGTATGTTGAGTTTCAATTTTTAAATACATACCGATATACAAATGCTGATATAAAACAGTATCGCGATGGAAATTTATATACGAGTGAAAATTTTAAAATAGGAGAAATTAATCAATCTGTAAGTTTTTCTATTGATTCTGTGACTCTTGAATTTCTAAATGCAAATTTAGGTATGAGCTCAATTTTGCTTTCTGAGGATGTCGCTAATAAGCCTGCAATAATCGGATTTTGCACAGTAGATTCAAATTATCAAATTATTGATTCGTATGATTTTTTGACAGGGTTTGTGACTGAGTGGAAGATTCGGGAGAAGAAGGCTGAGATAGTTGTTGGAAATGAGTTTATGCTATGGAATAAAAAAACGCTTCGGAAATCTGCGCCATCATGCCCGTGGGTGTTTAAGGGCGCAGAGTGTGGGTATAGCGGGGTCGGGATGTGGTGTGACCAAAGCTATACGAGGTGTGTTGCGTTAAGCAATACGATTAATTTTGGCGGTGAACGATTTGTTCAAGCGATTGAAGACAGGAAAATTTATTGGGGAAGGTCTGCACCATCATGAAAAGGCTATCTGAGATTACCGGAATGTTTGTCGGAAAACCATTTTCTGAATGCGGATGTATTGATTTTGTGTATAGATTTTATAAAGAATGCGGTGTAAATGTCCCTGGATCGATCGGGGCAGTTACAATTGAAAATTATATGGTTCTGGTACATAAAAATAAGAAATTAGCTGAAGCAACGATGATAAAAGTATTTAAAACGATAGGCACTAAGGTTGATTTCAGAGACGTTAGAACTGGTGACTTGCTTGTAGTTATGCAGCCTAATAAGACGATGTATCCAGCTGTTTATCTGGGGGATGGCGGAGCGATGGCTTCGTTTATTCGAATCGGAGTAAGTGCATTTCAACTAAGATAAACTTATTATGGCAAGGAGGTTGTTGTAATGCCAGCAGCGGTTCCTGGGGCACTTGCATTGGCCGGTGCAATAATTGGTGAAACAGCCGGGTATGTGTTAATTGGCATGAGCGTGTTGACGTCATTTGCACTGTCAGAATCTGCACGAAAGAAAATGCAAGGAGCTGGAGTTGAAGATAATGCAGAAAATTATTTATTAAACACTATGTCATCCAGAGCTGCGAAACCTCTTATATTTGGTGAATGTAAAGTCGGTGGTAATAGGGTTTATGTAGGTACTTCTGGTTCCGATAATACATATTTGCATATGATATTGAATCTTGGAGAAGGACCACTTCATGGTATTAAACAGGTTGATTTAGTAGATCAGTTGTTTATTGATGATAAGCTTTATACTGAGTACGACGATCTGATTTATTATGAGTTTTTTAATGGAACAAGCGACCAAACTGTTTGCGAAACGCTTAACAGTGCAATACCTGAATGGACTGATTGTAAGCATTATACTGCTTATTTATATGTTAGGGTTAAATATGATGCTGATTATTTTACATCTATGCCTGATATAAAGGTTATTGTTGAAGGGCTTGAGATTTATAATCCAATTACAGATATTGTTGAATATACGAATAATGCTGCGTTGTGTGCGTATGAATACATAACGCGATCTGCAAAGCGAGGCGGAATAGGAATATCAGCAAGTCGTACTGATAATGGAGTTTTATCAAGCCTCAAAACAGCGATCGATTATTGCGCTGGTAAGGGGTGGACCTGTAATATGCTGATTAATAATAATCAGGCTGTTGCAGATAATTTACAATTAATCTTAAATAATTACCGCGGCGATATTATCTTTTCGGACAATGTGTTTAAATTTAAATTCAGAGATTTAAATGAAGAAGCGGTTGTTATGACGCTTACTGAAAAGGATGTAATCTCAAATGGCGGTGAGAGTTCGATTGAAATTTGTCAACCGAACTGTATCAGCCGTCCGAATGCTATATGCGCTTCTTACATTAGTTCTGAAAAAGGGTATAAGATTGATGATTATATATTCTCTGACATTGCAGCAATAACGGCTGATGGTGATTATCGTGAAAATAAAATAGCGTTATACGGGCTATCCACGGTAGATAAGATACAAGCGATGTCGGCATATTTCCTTGAGCGGGAGCGATGGAATAAGACAGTATCACTTATAGCAAGAGATCGCACGTGGTCACTTGAACCTATGAATTTAATTATGCTTGATCATACAGTGCCAGGGTGGGAAGGCAAAATACTTCGAGTGTTATCCAATGTTATTGATACGAAGAATAATTTATCTCATTTGACGTGTATCGAGGAAAACATTGTTTTATATGATGATGTATATAATATTACAGAACAAGCTTGGTATGACACGACGCTACCATTACCAACAGATACTGTGCATTCAGTTATTAATGTCAATCCTTCTGAAGAGGTTTATTTTTATAGAGGTAGGAGCTTTACGCGCTGGAAGATAGATTTTGATGCACCTGTAGTCTCAGATTATCCGTGGTGGGATTATGCCGAAGTATGGGTTAAGATAGGGGGAACTGGTGAATGGAAATTTATGACGCAATCCCGTGGTGATTACATGATCGATCCTGTTGAAGAGGGCGAATTATATTATTGCAAAATACGGTCTGTATCGATTTATGGAGCAAAGGAAGCTTTTAACTCAGCCTATACGGTAAAAAAACAAATTGTAGGAAAAACAGAAGTACCTTCGAGTATGACATCTATTACCGCAATCGTAGTTAACGATTCAGTTAATTTTTTTGGTAATGAGGTAGATGATCCGGATATTCAAGGTTATGAGTTTAGAATTTGCGATCAAAGTATTTCGAGTTGGGATGGAGCGGTTTTTTTAGGATTTAATACAAAGCCATCTTGGTCGGGGTCTGGCATACGTTCAGGTTCTTATCGAGTTTTTTGTTCTCCACTTGATAATTCAGGGTTTTATAGTGCAATAAAAGTTTATGCAGATTTCATTGTGCAAGCTCCAAAGGGGTACACTGCTTTTCAAGAGGAAAATTTTAATTATCCATCCGGAAGTCATGATAATACAGAATATTATGATCAGGGAGCTGGTAATTATTGCATCAGAGTTACGCATGTGGCAGGGCTGACTGGCACTTGGACATCACCAGTAATTGATGTCGGTGAAGTACGCCATTTACGAGTACAAGGCGATTTTATTTTAAAAGTTATAGATGCATCTACGTCGTGGGATGCTTTATGGCCAGTCCCTCATACGTGGGATACTTTAGATATAAATAAACGTTGGTATGATCTTTATGGTATTGATAAAGCCTCTAAAATTAATGCAAAATTAAAATGGGGATTAGCATCAGCTAACGAATATGAATCTTCATTATTTGAACTTATGTCTGTAGACACTGAAGCAAGATATTATCAAGTTGTAATCACTTTAACAGATCCAAGTTATGAGCAATATATCTTATTGGATGGTGCTGGTGGAAATACTATTTTAACATTACAGTTTATGAGATAAAAATGGGAAATGAATTCAAAAGTATAGCAAGTCAAGACGGGAGTTGTTCTGTTGACGTTGGAGAGTATGCTGGAGAAAATAAAATTCGCTTCCGAGTTGATGATGTTGAACGAGGTACTATTAATGACAAAGGATTATTTGAGATAGATCATATTTCATGTAGAGGACTTTTTAGAACTGCTGCCTTTGAGACAGATACGATCAGCGTAGTTGGTGGGACCGTTATCGTACGTCCCGGGGATTCATTGGCAGCGGATATGACAGCTTTAGATTCTTCTACACTTGAAATTGAAGGAAATGAAACTTTTGCAGTTGGTGATTTTATTCGAATCAAAGATGGTGTGAATGACGAATGGCTTGAAGTTACAGGCATAACAGCAGCTCCAATATATTCAGTAATTCGAGACAAAGAAGGTGTATATGGGGTTGACGCTAATCCTGAATGGGCAAAAGGTGCAGCTGTTGTTAATTATGGGGCATCTGGTGAAGGTGGGATTTTATTAACTTCATCTCTATCAAATGCTCCATATGTATCTGTTTTCACGCACGCTGGTGCGCCCTGGGCGGCTATTACAGAAAATGTAAGGTTAG